ACTTAGGAAAGAACTTGATAGCATGAGACATAAAGCGTATCGGATGATCGCATGTCTTAATCCAGTTGTCTGTCAGGATAGTCTCTATGACAGAATTGAACAGCTTGATACACAAATGGCCACAATCAAAAAGCTTGATGAGCATATCGGTAATCTTGACACCGTAATGGAACGTATCCAGGAGAGTGAATGATGGCAACAAAGAAACATGGATTTAATCAGCTGTTGATCGATGCTGATGGTTATATATTCAGCACTGCTTGCGTATGTGAAAAGCCTAACCCATTTGATCCTAATGAACCTCCTATAGTTGATGTTAACATGGGACAAGCGATCTTAAAGAAACGCTTCAATGAACTATTTGAAAGGCTTAGAGCCGACAGCTATATCATGTTTCTTTCCTGTAGACGGGAAGAGGGACACCGTCGGCTTATGGTAGACGAAAGCTACAAGGCAAACCGGAATAATAAGAAGTCTCCGGCCGCGCTCAAGCCACTGAGAAAATGGGTCGAAGACAACTATGAATGCATGTCAGCACCTCACCTGGAAGCTGATGATCTGATTGGTATTTATGCCACAGAGAAACAGAAGACTTACAACAGAATTATCGTATCATTTGATAAGGACGTTATTGGTCTACCAGGTAAGACATATCATCCTAAGCAACAGAAGAGACGGATGGTAAAGAAGACAACCAGCTTTAAGTTCTTTATTTATCAATGTATCGTTGGTGATACCGCTGATGGCTATAAAGGCATCCCGAGAGTTGGGAAGGTTGGAGCAAATAAATTCCTGGCATCATGCCGGACATTACGTGAGATGTGGCCGAACCTATTAGAGTTTGCTGCATCGAAAGGTTGTGATGAAGAATACATGCTTAAACAAGCTCGCATGGCGTATCTTTTGCGAAGTTGGAATTATGATATGGATACTGGCGAGATTCGGCTATTTGATCCGGAAGTCGATATTGAGAAGATGATAACAGGAGAATAAGATGAAATTACAGAGCAGTATTTTGAAAGAAGAAATTACTGCCCTGAAACCATCAAGTGAAGTAACAGTTTCGGAATGGGCGTCTAAATATAGAATGATGACGCCCTTCGATTCCCCAGCTGCCAATACCCTGTTCGATAATAACCGGGTACCATACCTACGTGGTATCATGGATAAGTTTGGGGATAAGACCGTTCGAATGATGGTATTCTTGGCAGGAACTCAGATAGGTAAGAGTAATGTAATGATGAACATGATCGGATATTGCATGTCCGAACGCCCAGGACCAATGATGCTCGCGCTCCCAACAAAAGAGAGCATAGAGAGGTACTCAGCCACCAGGATTGATCCTATGGTCGACGCTTCTCCTGCGTTAAAGCCACTACGGTTAAAGAAGTGGAAAATAAACGAAAAGCATTTCAGTGGTGGGGTATTATACCTTGCAAGTGCACAGTCTTCCTCCTCATTGAGTTCAAGTTCTGTAGAGATGGTATTCGCTGATGAGCTCAAGGATTGGCCCTCTGATATCAAAGCGGGTGATCCAGTCAAGTACCTATTAGATAGGACGAAGACGTTCCCTTATACTAAGAAAATATTTCTGGCCTCATCTCCGTCAGTCGAAGGTGACCAGATTGATAAATATCATAAGTCATGTGAGGTCCAAGCTGAATACTTTGTCCCTTGTCCACACTGTGGGGAGAAGTTTACCCTCGAATTTGCAAACCTAAAGTTTGGAGATGAGAACTTTCCATTTGACCTGACGGATAAAGATGATCCGGAATTCTGGAATGCAGCAAGGAAACATGCTTATTACCAATGTGAATACTGTGAAGAGAAGATCACAGATTACATGAAACCCAGTATGCTCAAGAAGGGTGAGTGGATGTTAAAGGATATGCAACCTATTCCTGATAAGACGGAATCAATAGGAATGCGCTTAAACTCCCTGAACTCTCTTGATCTTAAGTTCGGTGACATTGCGTTTGAGTTTCTTGAATCACGTGGTGACCGAGCTAAACTAAAGAACTTTACATGTGGGTGGTTAGCTGAGCCTTGGATGGAAGATAGCTTAGGCGTCGATGTTGACTCGCTACAGAAGAACGTATGTGACCTTGAACCAGTAACAGTACCTGAATCAGCAATATGTCTAACATGCGGAATAGACGTCCAGAAGACTCACTTCTATTATTCTGTCTATGCATGGGATGCGATGGGTACTGGGTGGTTAATCCATTATGGCACTGTGGCCTCATATGATGAGGTTAGAGACATTGTTTTCAATAATGAATACCCTATTCAGGGTTCAGAGGAAACCATGGCCATTTGGCGTGCTGCGATTGATACAGGAGGTAACTATCGTGAAGGTGACGATGGTGAGTTATTCTCCCAGACTGAAGCAACTTATCAGTTTATCAGACAGTACGGCAGAGGAAAGATATTTGGGGTTAAAGGAACAGGTGGAGCGAATTCAGGAATGCGTGTAAAGATGAGCATGATGGATAAGTTACCCAGTGGTAAAGCACTACCTGGCGGCTTGGCTCTTTATCTACTTAATGTAGATGAGTTCAAAGATTCATTATTCTGGAGACTTGAACAGGATGATGGAGAACCTCAGAGATTATACTTCCATAAAGATACCGGAGGCGACTGGTTTAAACACTTGTCTGCGGAACGAAAAGTGTTCGAGAAGAACAAGTGGATTTGGAAGAAGGTTCGTAAACGGAATGACTATATGGATACCTGTGTCTACAACTTAGCTTTGATAGACCCTCAGTTCGGCGGAGGCATTAAAATGCTTAGAGGAAAGGTCGAACGACGGAATGTTGAAGATCAGTTCATAGACTTAAATAACCAAATAAAAGAACAATCCTATTTAAGTAACGTGCACCATCGTGCTCGGGACGGATGGATTAGGAGACGATAATGGCAATCAAGACGTTAGTAGAAAGAATTGAGGAGGTACAGGCAGCAATCAGTGAGGTACTGACTTCTCAGGAATTGACCACCCAAGCCGGCTCGGTTGTTCGTGCACGGTTGGATTATCTTTATAAGATGGAAAAACAGCTGCTTGACCAGTATGAACTGTCGACAAGAACAGGTGGATTCCAGAACAAAGTTCGGTTTAGCCGGACACGGTAAGGGGGATTAATGAGCGATTCATATCCGAATACTCCGAACACCTATTATAGGGGTGCGGGAACAGATAGATTACGCTCTGACTGGATTACGTCGGTAATGTCTGATACGACACCGCCGACGTATGAACTGCAAAATCTACGGGTTAGGTCCCGTGATCTTGTCCGGAATGACCCGGTTGCACATGCTGTGATCGATACGTTTATCACTTCTGTGATCGGCGCAGGACTCGAAGTGCAGTCAACTGTCAGTGCAGAGGACCTGGGTGTAAGTGAAGAGAAAGCCGGTAAGATAAGAGAGGCTGCTGAGAATGCGTTTGGTGATTGGAAACGCTATGCAGACCGGTCAAACATCTTAAACTTTGATGAGTATCAGAGGCTTGTATTCAACAAGATTTTAGTCGATGGAGAAGCTATCGTACTTCCTACATGGAACGAGAAAGATTGGCGTCCTTATGGTCGTTGTCTTGCTATGGTAGAGTCCGAAGAGCTTGACTATAACTATACTCCGAATAAAAGGACAGTCAATGGAATCACTTTTGATGCCATGGGTGCTCCTGAGACTTATTGGCTGAAGAAGTATACCAAGAGCCAATGGGGCGGTAAGAATGCCGCAAAGACTCCTCCGAATGGAGTTAAAGCAAGAGATTCCAAAGGAAGACCGAATGTCCTTCATATATTCGAAACTACTAGACCTAATCAGACCCGTGGTATTCCGAAGCTCGCTCCAGTTCTTGATAAGTTTGAAGAACTCAACGAGTACGTGGAAGCTGAAATCGTATCAGCACGCGTGTCTGCATGCTTATCAATTTTTATCCAAAAGAGTGATCCGATAACAGCTGCGCAGGCTATGCAGACTGGTACGGAAGATTGGTCAGGTAGTGGTATCCAGGATATTGAACCAGGTGTTGTTAACTACCTTGCTCCTGGAGAGAACATCGCTGTTGTCGATCCAAAACGGTCAGAAGGGTTTGGTACGTTTGTTGATAACATCATGAAGCTCATTGGTATGTCATTAGGACTTCCATATGAACTACTCGTTAAGGACTTTTCAAAGACAAATTACAGCTCAGCACGCGCAGCGATGCTCGAAGCGAGACGTCAGTTCACATTCTACAGAAAATGGATTGCTGAGAAGTTTTGTCAGCCGATATACGAGTTGGTACTTGAAGAGGCTTACCTTAGAGGAGAGCTTCCGATCACCCGTAATCAATATGAAACCAGCTTTAACAAGATCAAGAAATCTATGTGGGTTGGAGCGCCTTGGGGACAGATTGATGAAGTGAAAGAGACTCAGGCATCCATCTTAAGGATTCACTCTGGTCTCTCTACCTATGCCACAGAACTTGCCGGTGTTGGTAAAGAATGGAATGATACCTTTGCACAGCGGAAACGTGAGGAAGATTTTGCAAAGGAACTTGGATTAGAATTTGACCTGACTACCACGTTGAGTAAAGGCGCAACCGGTGCAAGTGCACAGGAGGGTAGTAGCGATGGCAAAGAAACTGATGAAGGAAAATAAAATGTCAAATGCAACCTTGAATGCAGATGTGAGATGCTTTGCTCAGACCGAAGGTGCGGAAAAAGAGTTTGATTTTGAACTGGTTGGATATACCGGTAAGATCATGTCTCAGGCTGGTAGAAACTTTATCTTTGACATGGATGGTATCGAAGCCAAAGATGGTGGAGTTATCGTTCTACGTGAACATGAAAGAGATCGGATAGTTGGCCACGGTCAGGTATCTAAAGATGAACGAGGATTGATTGTTAAAGGTAAATTCTCAAAAGCCACTAAAGACGGGATAGAAGTGAAAGCAATACTTGAAGAAGGTATTGTTCCTCTCCAGTGTTCAGTAGGTATTGCACCTACTTCCGTAAAACCTGGTACGGATGATATGGAAGTGAACGGATTCTCAATTAATGACCGTGTTCAGGTCTGGGATAAGAGTTATGTAGGCGAGGTCTCTATTTGCTCATGGGGAGTAGATACAGATACGTCTGTCCATAGTTTTGCTAAGGAAATAGATATGGAAGATATCAAAAAAGAAGAAGAAATCAAAGAAGAAGAGCACGTATGTGACTGTGGGGATGACTGTACTTGTGATACCCCCGAAGAACATACAGAAGAAACTCCGGTTGAAGAAGCGCCGGCTGAAGAAGCTCCAGTTGAAGAAGAACCTGTAAAAGAAGAAGAAGCTCCAGTTGAAGAAGAGAAGAAATTCTCCCAGGAAGACATCGACGCTGCTGTAGCTGGTGAACGTGCTCGTGTTGCCAGTATCTTCAGTGCAGGTGCTCCTATTGAACTTGCTAAAGAAGCTATCGAAAAAGGCATGGACGAAGGTTCTGCTTATAAGTTCTTCTGGCAGTCTGAGAAAGGTATGAAAGCTGACGGTCTTGCTGAGCTTGCTGCTGAGGCTCCGAAAGTTGACTCAGACAAGAAAGCTGATCAGGATATGTTAGAAGTTGAACTGTCCTATATGGACCTGATCTCAAAGACAAAAGAAGAACTGAAACTGTCTCACGTGGAAGCAACCAAACATGTTATGAAAGAGCACCCGGAAGCTTACGCGAAATTTATTGGAAGGAAATAAACATGGGTTACAAAAACGATGCTTTAACTTATAGCCCGATCGGTTCTGTAGCTATCAACCATGGACGTGCTCTTAAGCTTGTTATGAGCGCTGGAAGCCCGGTAGTCCGTGAGATTGAAGATGCTGACGCTGATGTGGTAGTAGGATGGGCCTTAAGCAGCCGCGCTGTTAATGACACTTCTCCAGTTCCGGTACGTATGATGTACGAAGGTACAATCAACTGCGAATTCGATCCTGCACGTAGCGCGAATATTGTAAAAGGAACCGAACTGTATCTTACCGATGAAGGTCTGGTGACTGACCAGTCTACAGACAGCCCTTATAAAATTGGATGGGCAATGGAAGATGCAGCGAACGCAAAATATATTGAATGTTTGATCCTTCGTCAGTACCCGATGTACGAGGGTGAGAGCTCTACCCCGTAAGGAGGAATTATGTCTGTAACTGTAGGAACTGACTTTAATAGGATTACATGTCATGTACATCCTTCCTCAGCTGACGTTGAAATAGGCGATGCTGTTATCCTCGTGAACGCAGCCACTGTATCCGGGTTGACTTTTACCCCGGTACATCCGGTAGCAGTTAAAGAGGATGCAGATAGACCTATCCATGGTGTAGCTGTAACCAACCAGACCAACGATGAAGATGATGCTCTTAATACCGTCACTGTCCGTTTAGGTAGCGCCGGTACTATGGAAGCAACTGTAGCAAATATCACTGGCACCCTTAATCCGGGTGATAACATGTACCCTGCTGACGGCGGCAGAGTGTCTAATGCTACTTTATCTACTGGTCGTGTTCTTGGTATCTATGCCGGGAAAGAATCATTAACATCTGCGGACGATGGGGCTAGAATAGAAATCCTCGAAATGCGTCTGCTTAACTAATAGGAGGTAATTATGCCTAGTAGAAATAGAGATGGTGGGCTTACTTGTGTTGCCTCTGAGACCATTCTTAAGGGACAGCGTGTAACTCCTGTAACCACCACCGTATCTGGAGATACAAGTGGTAAAATGGTAGTAGCATTACGGGATGATGCCCATGGCTCTGCAGAACCTTGGGGTGAATGGCTCCCGTTTATGGGTACAGCTGCATCTGATGCTAATGTCGGTGATATTATCCCGGTTACTCCGATCCACTTCGGAGCTTGTGACGTACTGGTAGATATTCCCGCAGCTTGGTCTCATAACCTTGTTACTGGTACTTGGCTGTATACACAGGCTGGTTCAGCTAACTTTTCAGTAGCTGGTACATGGGATGCTTCTGATCGTCAGGTACCTGTTGGTGTTATCACTACTACTGGTGTTAATGTTGCTCC